AACTGCTGATTTTTTAAAGTAATTAGGAAAGGATCCATTAACATACTCGTGAGCATGTCCAGAACCTTTCTGAGAATTAGCAGCAAAGTTATTAAGAACAGTTGAGACAGCGGCTTTTTCAGCTGCTACAGGATCAACATCATATTGACCACTTGCAGTCAGTTTAGCTAGTTCTTGAAGATACTCACGTTGAAGATCAGCCACAACAAGAGTCGGTACACCTTCAAGATCTTTAAGAGGACCAACCTTTGTAAAAGTTTTAATGTGACGTTCTAAAGCACTCATTGAAGCTTTAGCAGCAGGAGTTTGTGTTGCTTTAGCTTGAGCTGCTGCAATAGGAGAATACGTATTATACAATTCAGGAGGAAGAGTATTTACATATTCAGGAGTCAACGTACCAGTAATACGTTTTTGTTCTGCTTCCTGTTTACGATCTTCAAGATAAAGAGCGTCTTCACTAATAGTTGCAGCCAGCTCATTCAATTCAGAACTACGACCATAACCTTGTGAAACCAAGAACCGTTGAGCATCATCAATATCAGCTTTGGTAAAGCTAGGACGTGAGCGAAAATCATCAACAAGACCTTTAATAGTATTGTTACGCTTGACTCTGAATTGTTGATCTTCAAGGCTAGCACGGGCTATCTTAGCTTTAGCAACTTCCTCTTCTAGACCACGTAACCACTGACCAGGCTTACCATAAAGCTCACCAAAGGTCCGTCCTTTTTTATCCCAAGGAACAGCTTGACTACGCAGATTAGTAAAATCAACATCTTCACCTTGAGCAGCCATGTCAGCAATAAGTTGCCGAACTCTAGCTTGTGCTCCTTTATTACCATAAGGTTTACCGTTTTGATCGACAAGAGAAGTCAAACCGGTAATCAAAGAACCAAGGTCTCGATTAACAATAAAGTCACGAACAAGAATCTGTTCATCTTCACCTGATTTACGAATAGCATAATTCAAACGACTTAAACCATGCATCTCTGCATCTGCTCGATGCATCGGTTCAAATGCTTGAGCTTGAAGACCTGCACTTAAATTAGCAAGACCACTTTGTGCTAAGTAACGGGTACGAAGTTCTGCACGTACAGCAGCTGATTCAGCAACAGTAAGGTTTTGACTATTAATTTTAACAGTACGTTCTTCAGGCGTACCAGCATTAAGAGTAACTAAACCTTCATTACTTTGAAGCTGTGAAAGCATCCAAGATTTGTAACCCTCACCTGCAGCCATAGCAGCAGCTTGAGCATAACCATACTTTTTCCAACCAGACAGCTGTTTGAGTTTTTCTGCAACTTCAAAAGGTACACCCTGTTCCATAGCTTCTGCTGCTGCCGCTTTAGAGGCATAGTCAAGTTCACGGACAGGAGCTGCTTGAAGTGCATGTTGTTCTAACGCTTGTTGTTGAGCAGCTTGGTCATCATAAAATTCTGCAATACCTTCAGCTTTTTGTTTTTCATTACGTTCTTTAGCAAACGTAACAAGAGCATTAGATAAAGTATTAGAGAATTCAGCAAGTGCAGTTAGACCTGGATCTTTGGGCATACGATTGTATGCTTGTGCCAAGTTTTGAAAGTTTTGCTGTTCAGTTTGTTGTTGTTGCCGTAGCAAACCACTTACATCAGGAGCTTGATCAGGTTGGAATCCTTGGACTCGCACAGCTCCACGATATTGTGGTTGAAAGAAAGATTGTGTCATCTATTAAGCACCAATTTTGTTTTCAGGAGCAGCCAAACCTTGATAAGCCATTACACCAGAAAGAGTAGCACTACCAATCTGTAAAGCAGTATTTAATCCGCTTGCACTTTGAACACCAGGAACAGGAATTTGTGACAACATAGCAGGAGGTACAGAAATACCAGCGAAAGCTGCTTCATCTGCAAACTTCCATTGACGTGCTACTTCTGCCAAATCTCTATCAGTCTGTTCAGAAAAACGAACAAGATTTTCTTGCAGTACACGTACAGTCTGACCATATTCACGTTCAGGTTGACTTGCTACACGAGCAGCAGATTTACCATAAACTTCACGTGCACCATATTTACCTTGAACTTCCATTAGTTGTTTCAGAAGGCTCTGACGTTGCATCAGATAACCTTCTAATTGTTCTTGTTCTTTAAATTGCAATGAATTAAATGCTCGATCAGCAGCACTTTTATTATATTCATACTGATTTTTAACTTGGTTAAGACGTGCTTGCCAAATCTGTTCAGTGCGCCGATTTGAAGCTTGAATAGCTGAGTTTTGAAGAACAGCTTGAGTAACACCAGAGGTATCAGGTGGTGGACCGGCAAAAGCTTTGCCAATACCTAAACCCATTTGAGTTAGACCGATAGCTAGTCCAAAAGGATCTACTGCCATAATCGTACAATTTCTATAGAGTAAACATTGTCAGGTCCATCTGGGAACACCCGTAGAACCTTAAAACCTAAATACCTAGCTAAGTTAATTAGATCAGTATTTTTTATATCAATAGTCGTCCATAGATAAGGACGGTTTATATGTTCCATTAACGCTTTACCGAATCTAACGGTTGTGCGTGGATTCTTCTTAACTTGCTTCGTCATCTGTATCCAAACGGCGTTATCTTCCGACACACCGTAAGCTCCATAAAGACTCCCATCAGGTCCGTAGATTAGATAGGAGTCATCTTCATGGATATACATAGCAAGAGATAAGACTGGGTGTTGCCCTACTCTTTCAAAGTCTAACAAACCTCTATCCAGCATTTGACTGGTTAGTTCGTGTACGTCGTTAATGGTAGCTGGTTTAAAGGTAAAACCACGGGTGGATGCAGTCATTAGGATCGTCTGTAGAAACCGCTATTGTAACGACCTTCCCAGTTCAAACTCAACAGAGATACAGGCATGGGTGAATCCCCAATCATTTTGATTGACAGGTTTTCGTTACGTTGATAAATAGGAATAGTATGGATTGCTTCAGCAGACAAGTTAACGTTGTTCAGATCATACACATTAGGCTGGACAGCTTCAATGGTTTGAGTCCATTCAGGACGACCAGTAATGGTGATTTGATACTTAACAGGACCGCTTAAGCCGGTAGACACTTTGATACGATGAATAATAAGATCTGAAGTAAAATCAGATTGAGCCGTCTTACCATCAGATTGAGTAAGGAAGAACTTAGGAAGTTCAACGTTCATCGTGTAGGTGTAACCAATAATAAGATTACGTCCACGATAGTCTCCATCTACATCAACGTAATCGCCCCCTGCATCGTCCACTACGGTGGGGTAAAGCACTGCGCCTACCGATGCACTAGAAAGAGCAATATCATCGTCTATGTAGCCTCCTAGGACCACTACAGAGAACGTACCAGAACTGACTTCATTGTACGGTAAAAAGATCCGAGTTGTGTCAGCAGAAGAGTCGTAGGTTCGATAAGGATTAACGTTCCAAAGATCGAGGCAAACATCAGTCTTTTCTCCAGTAGGTAGAGTTAAATAACCTTCTTCACTTGCTTGCGTCAGATCATAAGATTGGACGTAAACATCAGAACCGTTAGCAACAACAGCGTAGTAAGTACTAGCATCAAAGAATTGATCCAGCAAAGTGCCAGTCAAATCCCATTTATACCAAGTACTAACAGCTCGTTGATCACCTTGTTGTGAGAATCGGAATTGATAAACAGTATTATTACCGACGGTACCAAGTGAAACAACAGACAATCCCGGTGAAGAGATCATTGAATCAACTGTTTGAGGGACCAATTCAGGTACAATTTGTGTCTGATCGTACATAAATGGTGGTTGAGCACCACTAATGTTAGCGAGTTCAAACAGACGAGTGTACAAAGGTGTCTTAGAAACGAACGCTAAGGTAGTACCAAGGGTCACAGCTTCGACGTTTGGATCACACTCATAACTCGATAGCTCTGTAATCTTAACTGTCTCAGGCGAGAGAATATCCTCATTACCTGCGATCAGGAACTGTTGAACGTCGCTAAACAGCACAAGACCGGCGTTGGCTGGTCGAACGTACCTCAAGTTAACAGGTTTAATAGACGAAGCACTAACGTCAATAGGATCATCGTCGGTAACCGTAAGAGCAGTAGTAGCAAAGAAGTTGAAATAATCACCTGCTTTACTGAGGATCACTGACTCATTAGACAGGAATCCAAGGCGGTTACGATAGAAGAAAAGGTTGTTAATCTTAGCTCCAACAAAGCTAGGATCAGGGTTGGTTTCCAGATCACCAATCTCCCGGTCTGCCCAGTCAATAGGACCGTAGGTAAATGAACCGTCAGCGTTCCTTACAATCTGGTGAGGGAGGGTTTGAGGATCAAGTTCAAAGGTAATGTCCCAAGCGTTTGATTCTTCCCAAACACCAGTACCATAAGTCACACCACCATCAGTTACAAACTTAACGTACATATCATCAACATCAACGTCAATGCTGTTGACAATACGAACTTTAAAATCATTTCTACATTGCAGAGGAAGATCAGCAACAGTCGGCACAGAATCTTGGAAGACGCTCATAGAGTCTTCAGATGGACCGCCGACAACTGAGATAGTGAAAGCAGCGTTAGCACTTATGTAAAAACCAGGACCAACCGCAGCAGCAGCATAAGTAGTACCACCAAATGTGCTACCGTTAATCTGTGATACTAAATCACTGACAATTGAATCCACATCTCCACCACCACCAGTATTATGTGAAGCTCGCTGGACACCATCAAGATAAACCCTGTAGTGACCAGTACCAACGACTTTAATAACGACAAACGCTTCATTTGGTTTGTCAGCAGTAGTGGTAGTTTCCATTGCTACAGTCTTTGCCTTGTTAAGGACAAAGGTGTAGTCATTCAGGGTGAGAACCTCAATGTCAGCAGCAGTAGCACCATTGAGATAACCATCGCTAGGAATCGAACTAACAGCACAAAGATCTAGCTCATCTTGATAGTCGGACAGAGCAGTAGCTTCAGCGGTTACAGCGTTATCATAGTTGGTCTGAGCCGTGTTCATCGCGGTCTCAGCATTACTAAGATCTGTAGCGTCGTGAGTAGCAGCTACTGTTTGAATAGCCTGGTAGACACGATAACCTTGTGAAGCAATGATAGGATACTCGTCAGTAAACTCAGTACCCAATGCATATCCAGAAGGAAGGGTAGTAGTAGAACTTACAACAGTGTTGTCGTTTTTAACAATGTAAACGTCATTAGCATTTAAAAGGATGCCAGACTTTACAGTTTGTTCAATATCACCTGGTTTATCATACTCATACTGAACTTCAAACAATGCTACTTCAGTTGAGTTCTGACCAGCAAGCACCTCAGCGTAACTAGCTTGTGCTGTATGAAGTAAAGCAAGTTTATCAGCAGTATCATCTGCTGCAGCATTGTAAGTGCTAAGATCAGCCTTAAGATTAGTAAGGTTACAAGCACCAGCATGGGTAACATCTGCACCCATATCAACAGCTCGGGGTGAGCCGTCTAACAGGTTCCAAATGCGGAATTGATTGTCATCATATTGAGCGACATACTTTTCCTGTGGATCCCTAAGGATTGAAAACCACTTACCATCAGCAGTAGCGCCGTAAAGATCAGATTGAAATTGTCCACCTGGGCGCTTGAGAAGACCAAGAGCATAGTCTGGGAAAGCATTTACAGAATCGTTAAGTTGTCCAGGAAACTTACGGTTATCAGGTTGCTGTGAAATGCCTAGTAGGAAGTTGGGAATCCTTTGGGTTACAGTACTCATCGCATCAATGCTTGGAAAGGTTGATAGCTATTGTAATAGTTTTCTCCATCACGGAATCCAAACATTGAATAATCGCCTTGATTACAATCGTACTCAATAGCAGCAGCTCGTGTTTGAAGTTCTTGTTCTTGGAGAAGTCCGTTCAACTCACGATCTCCTACCATTTTGGTAGCACACATGCGAGCAGCTCGGGCAGTAATATAAGCTTGGACAGCAGCAGGTACGTCGGTAAAATCAAAGTACCAAACGACATCTGCTTGAATGGGATCAGTAAAAGTATAGGTATGGTTCAAACGATCATACAACTTATTACCACGCTTTACCACATCATACTTGTTTTTGTGATACGGTTGATTCGTATCAATTTGAAGCATGTTAAATGGATAAAGGATTTGATTTGTTTCACTGTCAGGAGTCAATTCGTACTTACGTTCAGTGTTGAAGATCCAACCTTCAGCTTGAACTTGACGGTTGATTTCCCGGAGGGTGTTGAGTACAATAGATACTTCAGGGTTCTGCAGATCTAGTGTGGTGACAGGAGCCTGTCCCACTGAGCTAAGTATTTGATTTACAGCATCCAGTTCGGTGGACACAGCATAAG